TAGAATACAGAGGTATCAATACAAGAACCATAACTCCTAAGATGAAGAACTGGCTTAAGAAGTATGCTATGGCATGTGCCAAAGAGATTCTAGGTCAGGTTAGAGGTAAGTTCACTGTTGTTCCTGGTCCAGGTGGAGGAACACAATTAAATGGCGCTGCATTACAACAACAAGCTATGCAGGAGAAGCAAGCTCTAAAGGAAGAGCTAATGAATGAGGTTGAAGAACCTCCCATGTTTACCACAGGCTGATGGCAAAGAGATTCAAAGTAAACAGACAGATGGATAACCTGCCAGAATTGCAGGGAGGTACTCCATTATCATTCTATGATCCTAATAATCCTGATGTAAACCTATTCAATCTTATAGATGATGAGATTATAAGGATATCAGGATCTCCTTTACATTACTTTAAATCATATGTAGAAGAGGATTACGATGAAGTTTACTTGGAGGCTGCCAATAAGACAGTCACCTCAGAGCCAGTTCTCGTCTACGGTCACTATGAGCCTTCTGTTATACAGGAGACTCTTTCAAACTTCGGTATTGAGTTGACCAATGACCAGATGTTTATCTTTAATAAATCATACATAGAGAAGAAACTAAATAGAACTCCTCAGATAGGAGATCAAATAACACCTGAATTCCAAAAGCAGAAGTACGAGATCATTGAGGTTCAGGAAGATAGCTTTGAAATGTATGGCGTGTACCATATTTTATGCACTGCTAAACTCCTCCGCGAGAGTGAGGATGTTGTGAATCAAGAGGTATCAGATGTGGCTGATGACCTAGGAGGTTACATAGACCTTTGAGTCATGAGCAATCATTTAGAGGTACTTTCAACGAGTATCTTACCTCAACTTCTTCTCTGCCCTCAACAGGTAGATCGTCTAGAGAACTATTCTACAGCACAGTTACTGATGCTATAAGTAAATCAAACTATCAGCCTACGGTTTATAAGGAGATGTTAAGAGCCTTGATATCTCAAATGAACCTTAGGTATGTTGATAGCCGAGGAGAGCCCATTGATATTAAACTTCATCATGGAAGACAGGATAGAGCCGTAGCTAAGAAGTTCCAAGAGAACAATATCATTCTTCCTTATGCCTCAGTATTCCAATACAATGTGCAGAATGATGTAGATAGAAGAAGGTTTGATAGCCTTCTGGTTCAAAACACTAGATGGAACCATGATACTTTAAGGGCTGAAAGAGTCCTCAGTTTTCCAGATGTTCCTGTTAAGTTAAGTTATCTTTTAAATGTGTGGACTCGCTATGTGTCTGACATGGATCAAATAGCAGCCATTATTAGAAACAAGTTCAATCCTTCCTTTGAATTAAGAACTCCGTTCTCCACAAATGTCACATGCTTCTTATCAGATGAGACTGATAACTCAGTGGTAGAGGTTAGTGATAGAGAGGATCGTTTGATTAGAAAGGGGTTCTTTATTGAGATTCAAACTTATATTCCTAGTCCTAAATTCCGAGTTACTAATACGGGTAGAATCGAGGAGATCGTCTTTGAGTCTCAATTTCTAGAGTAAAAATATATAAAAAAAGGACTCAGGACCTCTAACTATATTAGGAGACGATTATGAAGTCTATTACAAACAAAAGTCTACAGAGTTTTAGCATCTTCTTTCAAACGGAGAAAGGCCCTCAGTCATACAGACTGAAGCCTCGTAAAACTGTTGTAGTTCCTGAAACATACATTTCTGATCAGATCAGAACAATGGCCCGAAGAAGGCTATTAAAAATTTCAAATGCGTGAGGTCTAAGTTATGCCAAGTTATGTAAGCCCCGGAGTATATGTTCTTGAGAAGGACATTTCTAACTATCCTGTCAGCCTTAATCCTTCAGTCGTAGGTATTGTCGGTTTTGCTGGTAAAGGACCTGAGAACAAAGCCACCCTTATAACCAACCAAGAGCAGCTTCTAGCTCTTTTCGGAAAGCCCAGTGAGGATCTTGAAGGTCAAGGTCTTGAGGCTGCTCTTGAGATTTTAGAAGCAACCAACTCTCTTTACTTTGTAAGAGCCATTGTTGATGAAGTTAAGGCTGATGCTAGTGCTACTATTACAATGGGCGGTTGCCCCGCAGTAGGTATTTCTGCTCTAGACTTCGGTGTTTCTGAACCACTATACCTTCGAGTACAGGTAACTGATAACACTGGTCTTTCAGGGTTCCCTGCTCCTAAAGTATTCTCAATCCCTGCTGGAACTTCCACTGCGTCTCAAACAGATGCTCTTCGTAAGATAATAGGTACAGGTGGTGATCAATCCATAGTATCCATTCAAAACGATGGAACTAATGATTACCTAGTAAGCAAGTTTGCAGGGGCTGGTACTCGCCTTCATGTTACAGCTTCTAATGATGCAGCATTTACCAACCCAGCGGATCCAGCTTATTCAACCTCTGGTGCCATAGTTATACTAAATAAGAACTCTGAATTCACTAACAATGAATCACACACTGCGCTAGTTTCAGGAACGACTTTTAGTGCTACAGGCGCTGATAGTTTAGCGTACTTAGTTGAATCCTTATATGCAGGTGCAGACTACAACTACAGACTAGATTCTGCTGGTAGAGTTCTAGGCAACACTGTGGAGATTACTCCCCTAGGTGGTAAGAATGTAAGATTTACTGTAAATGATGCAGGAGCCGCTGCTGAAAACTTTATTGTTTCACTTGTAGGATCTGGAACTTACATTGAAGATCTTATTAACACTGGTGAAGTTGATACTACATCAGACTTTATAAAAGGTAATCTGATTGATAACGGTGCCGACTTTGCTGCCACTGAGCTAACTGATTTCTCTAACAAAATCAGTGCAATAGGAATCAATTATGTTGATGGTCTGTCTGGAACAGAGGCACTTGCTGATGCAACACCTAGATTCGTAAAGCCTGTTCAAGGAACTTATAATCTTGAAGGAGGAAACAGTGGTGGATCAGGAACTTCTGATCAAATAAAAGCAGCCATAATAGGTGAGTCTGCCCTACACACTGGAATCTACGCTCTAGACTATGACATTCTTAACATAAGCATTGCATGTACTCCTGACATACATGACGAGAATGTTCAGAATGCTCTTATCACACTGGCCGAGACTTCACAAAACTTCCTAGCAGTTGTGTCTCCTCCTTATGGAAAGGACTCAGTTCAGGAAGCTATCGAATGGAGTAACGGACTTTCTACAGAAAGAACTTCTGCTATCAACAACAGTTACGCATCTATCTTCTGGCCTTGGGTCAAGACCTACGATAACATCGAGAAGAAGGACAAATGGTATGACCCCGCCATCTACGGTATCCGTCAGATGTGCTTCACTGATAGTGTTGCTGATGCATGGTTTGCTCCCGCTGGTTTCCGTAGAGGTCGATTGACCAAGCCTACTGATGTTGAAGTAGATGTCGGTCAAGGTGACAGAGACAACATGTACAGTGGTGGTAACGCTATCAACCCTATCGTTAACTTCCCACAGCAGGGTATCACAATCTTTGGTCAAAGAACTGCCCAAAGAACTCCTACCGCTCTTGATAGAATCAATGTCCGTAGACTTATGATTCTCCTAAGAAAGATTCTTCTAAACTCAACTCAGCAGTTTGTGTTTGAACCACATGATCCTGCTACTTGGGAGCAAGTCGCTGCCGTTGTTGAAGGTCTTCTCGCTGACATCGTTACCAGACGAGGTATTAGAGAGTTCAAAGTTGTCTGTGATGAAACTACTAACACTCCTGTCAGAATTGACAGAAGCGAGCTATGGTGTAAAGTATTACTTAAGCCAACCAAAGCAGCAGAGATTATCGTCTTTGAGCTTAACCTAACTAACCAAGCAGCTAACTTAGGCTGATACGAGGTATAAACAATGGCATCTTATTTTGGAAATGATTTAAACAGAGACATTACAGGGACTGGTAGGTCTCAGACTCCTGAGATTTCTACCCTACTGGATTCTGTAAGAGTTTATCAGTGGGAGATTACCTTCGATCTTCCTGCTGATGTTATTAACTCTGCTGGTGGCGGTGGTAGTGTTCAGAAGCCACTAACCTTTGGAGCCAAGCAGATACGAGGCATTGGTGTTAACCTTCAAGACATCGAAGTTAACCGTATGAACGACAAGGTTTACTACCCTGGTCGCCCTTCTTACGAAGAGCTAGAGGTTACATTCGATAACCTTCTAGAGACTAGAGAGGGTGCTATACTGTATGAATACATGAGAAGTGCTTACGATCCCATCAAAGGTGTTTACGGTACTACTAATGTCGGAACAGGTGCAGGTAACTCACTGGTTCGTCGTCACAAAGGTTCAGCCATAATCACTGAGTTCAATGGAAACCATGAAATCTCTCAAGAGATTGAGCTTAGAGGTTTATATCCTAAGAGCTACAGCCGTGGTGAGAAGAACTACTCTAACAACGACTTTGATACCATCGTAATGAAGTTTAGATACGACTACCTTCTTGTCAAGTGACAAGTAAGTAGTTAACACTTTACCCAACCCAGCTTCGTGTTGGGTTGGGTTTTTTAATATAATAATACAATGAAGAAGTTTGCTATAGAACTACTAGAAAGTTACTCAAGGCTGAGAGAACAAGCTCCTGCTGCCATGACACCTGAACAGGCAATAAGTATGGCGGGTGAAAGTATAAAGGCACCCAGAGTATTAAAAGGTGGATCAGGAGGTACAGGAAGGATATGGAAGACTACGCGAAAAACTATAAGCTTTCAAAGAGACGAGCCTAAAGCTAGAGCAAACAAAGTGGACGGCCCAGGATCCGAAGGTTATGATGACCTAGCTGCATTCTTATCTGGAGGTCAAACGACACAACAACCTGTAACAATAAGTAAAGAACAACGACAGCAGATGGAACGAGATCAGAGACAGCAAGAGACTGTTGAAGGTCTTAATCAAGGATTCCCAGGACTAGGAGATGCTGTTAACTCGTTGTTTACAAAACTTAATACTGTCAGGGAAAGAGTTTTGGGAGGACTTAATGAAAACAGATTGCATAGTCAGTTCTTCTCAAATGCAAACAACAGTGTAAGAACTTTAACTAACAAGATGTTAGAAAGGGATGCTTTATTTGTAGAGCAGTCTGCTGACACAGCGGATGAGGGTGTAACGGTATTCGAACGAGAACCTCCATCCCCTGATCAAGTTAGAAGGGCATTTAAAAACTATGAAAAGGTTATGACTCTAACCGATCAATTAATGAGAGGGTTAAGAAAACCTGAGAATGTCATAGAGGATATGAGGAAGATGAAACAACTCCTGATGAAGAATGAAAAGGGTCAGGTGTTTGTAAAGGTAGACGGTAGATCCTTAGCTGGAGTGTGTCTTATGCCTAGTGAAAGACATGCTCTAAATGAACTTGTACAGAAGTATGAGAAAGAAGTATCTAAGTTTGAAAAGGCTAACCCGGAACTTCTAGAGGAAAATGAAACTCTTGCACTAGATAGCTTCGACTTCTCTAAGTCCAGCTTCAACCACTCTAATGTTGTAAAGGAAGTGTCCGAGACATTAGAAATGGGAGCACATCATATTGCTAAAGGTGATTTTGATCAAGCAAAACCTTATCTTGTTAATGTTGTAAGACAATACAAGGATAGTATAGGCAAAGCTCTTCAATTACAGAGAGGTATGTTAAGTGAGGATGATGCTGAACTAGGAGCTATGCTCACTCAACTAGGTATAGATAAAGGAACTAAAGACGAGGTTGAGAAGGCTGTAGTTTCTATTGTCCAAGGTTACTTAAAGCCTAGAGTAGACTTCTACAACAGATTCAAACCAGACTTTGTATCTAGAGTAGGTGAAGGTGATGTAGGCAAAGGGTTCAAGCCAGACAACATGATGGTCTGGAAAGATAAGCCTACTGATTCTGCACTAGATCCGTTTGTCCAAAAAGTCAAATTTCAGAACCTTGACAAGAAGACACAACAAGCTATAGTGAAGAGTGGAGGATCACCTACTGGTGATTACTATGTAGCTGGTGTATCTTTAAAGACTTATCTAGGTGGTACAGAGACTAAAGTAGGATCTACCTATGGATTTGTTGGACTAGGTGAGCGTTATGGTACTGGTGTAGGTTTAGGAACACATGAACAGAATGTGCGTCAACGCATGATAGATGCTGGACTATCTACACAACAGTTTGATGCTGCAAGAACTGAACTAACTAAACTTACAGGTGCATCAAACTTCTGTAGAGATATTGTTGCAAACGATGAACTAAACCTTATAGGTAAGACACCTAAACAAGCACAGCAAGCTGTAACTTCTCACATAAATTTAATGATGAGAACTTACAATATAAAGCTACCATTAAACGATCCTGAATACTTTGAGAAGTTAAAAGCAGAAGACGGTACTATAGATCCTAGATCTTTATCTAGATTCTCTGTATATCTAGAAAAAGAAATGCACTTAAAGATTATTGAAAAATCATTAAGAGATCGGGGTAAGTCCGAGATGGATAATAAAGATCCTATGTTACATGCTCTACTCTTAATGGGTGTAGATGCAGGTATAGACTCTACACAAACAAATGTCATGGGTGTCACAACTAAAACTGACACTAATGAGAGCCATGTATACAACCAGAACGGTGAGATCATGAAGAGTGTAGAAGAGGTGTTAAGTGGTAAGAGATCCTTTACCTTCTCCAGATCAGGATTAAGGATTGATAGAGGTATGAAGGTAGAGCTTAACAATGAGAGGAATAGAGTAGCAGTTAACTCCTACATCCCATCCCTTCAAGAGAATTTAGATCTAGTCTAAGAAGAAGAACTGATTATGTATCTTTAGAAGGTCATCCATATAGAGCATGATATACTCTTTACCTTCTTTACTTATTAATGTACTATATGAATCAGTATAGTTTATTATT